CCGGGCGGCTTTTCTATTTCATTTAGAGAAACCTCAGAAACAGGCTATGCCGAACCCCAAGATCAAGGAAGCAGGAGCCGCAACCAGGTTCAAGCCTGGCGTATCTCCCAATCCTGGGGGCAAGCCCGTAGCCAGCCGGAACCGCCTTCAAGGCGACTTCATGCGAGCGCTGGCTGACGACTTCGCAGAGCACGGCGTAACGGCCATCCAGAAGACCCGCGAGGAGCAACCGGCTCAATACCTGAAAGTCGTTGCGAGCCTGATGCCCAAGGAACTGGAGATCAAGCGCCCGCTTGAAGACCTGACAGACGATGACCTCATTGCTGGCGTTGCCGCCCTCCAAAGCCTCCTTAATGCTCAAGGCGCTAAAGCAGGAACTGGAGACGCGGAGAGCGCAGAACAAGCTGGCGGAGTACCACCCCTACATTAAGCAGGCCGAGTTCCACGCGGCAGGCAAGACCAATCGGGAGCGCCTGCTGATAGCAGGGAACCAGCTTGGCAAGACCTGGAGTGCGGGGTTTGAGAGTGCGATGCACCTCACAGGGCGCTACCCGGAGAACTGGCAAGGACGGGTCTTTAGCAAGCCTGTAGTTGGCTGGGCCGCTGGTGTGACGAGCGAGGCAACCCGGGACACGGTACAGCGGGTGATGTGCGGGCGGATCAACGCCATCGGGACGGGCTCCATCCCCAAGGACGCCATCAAAGAGAAGTCGATGAAGCGCGGAGTCGCAGACGCCATTGATACGGTGGTGGTGCGGTTCGGCGGCGGTGGGGATGTGCAGGCAGGGGAAAGCCTGGTTGGCTTCAAGAGCTACGACCAGGGGCGGGAGAAGTTCCAAGGAGAGACGCTGGACTTCTTCTGGCCGGACGAGGAGCCGCCTGATGACATCTACATGGAGGGTCTGACGCGGACCAATGCTACGGGCGGGATCGTCTATATGACATTCACCCCGCTTCAGGGCATGTCCACGGTCGTAAAGCGCTTCCTGATGGATAAGGCTCCAGGGACGCACGTTACGACGATGACGATCCATGACGCCGAGCACTACACGGACGAACAGCGGGCGGCAATCATCGCCAGCTACCCGGCGCATGAGCGGGATGCACGGACGAGGGGTATTCCTAGCCTTGGGTCGGGACGGATCTTTCCGGTGAGCGAGGAGAGCATCAGCGTTGAGGCTTTCCCAATCCCCGAGCATTGGGCGCAGCTAGGCGGCTTGGACTTCGGCTGGGATCACCCGAGCGCTGCGGTGCGGATGGCGTGGGACAGGGATAGCGATACGGTCTACGTGACTGACTGCCACCGCCAGAAGGAACAGACGCCGCAGATGTTCGCGCTGTCGCTCAAGGAGTGGCCGGAGTGGTTGCCTTTTGCCTGGCCGCATGACGGCTTGCAGCATGACAAGGGCTCTGGTGAGCAGTTGGCCGCGCAGTACAAGAAGGCTGGGCTCAAGACCATGCCGGAGCGTGCGACGTTCCCTGATGGCACGAACGGGGTTGAAGCTGGCATCCAGGACATGCTGGCCCGGATGCAGCTCAAGAAATTCAAGGTGTTCGCTCACCTACAAGATTGGTTTGAGGAGTTCCGCATGTACCACCGCAAGGATGGCAAGGTGGTCAAGGAGTCCGACGACCTGATGGCGGCGACCCGATACGCCTACATGATGCGCCGCTACGGGCTTTCCAAGAAGGAGGCCGAGATGTCCACGCCTATCTACCAGGCCGAGCCCGACCAAGACGGAATCTACTTCTGACCATGACTGACAACCTCCAATCCACCGCTGCTCTGGCGACCCTGCTGGAAGGGCGACTGATGGAGTGGGAGAAGACCCGCAAGCCTCAAGAACTGAAGATGCTTGAGTGCTATCAGGATGTCATGCGGATTCCCCGGGAGGAAGACACTGTTGGCACGGGTGCTGCTCGCGCCCGCAAGGCTAAGGGCCTGTTCATCGGCTCGACGCGCAACAAGGTGCGTGCCGCCCGGGCGAAGATCAACGATGCCCTTTTTGGCGCTGGCAAGCTGCCGTTCGACACAGAGCCGACGAACGAAAAGCTCAAGGACTACGCGGACGTAGTTGAAAAGATCCTGACCGAGCAGCTTGAGCGCATGAAGTTCAAGAGCTTGGTGAAGACGGGCGTGAACACGTTGGCGACCTACGGGACCGGCTTCATGTTCGGCCCGTTCGTGCGCAAAGAGACGCTGACCGAGACGAGCGTTGACACCTCCAGCGGCTTCCCGCAGATCGTTGAGCAGAAGTACGAGTTTGATTTTCCGTACTTTGAGCTTGGCAACACGCTGGATGTGTACCCCGACCCGGAAGCGCGGGACATCATCAGCGGGTTGGGTGCCTTTTGGGTCACGCTGGAGAGCCCGCACACGGTAGCAGCATGGAAGGCCGACGAGCGCTATACAAACGTCGAAGCGGCGCTGCTCAACCCTGGCGACAAGGGCGCTGAAACGGGCTCGGACATGGCGGGCCAGCTTCGCGGCAACGTCGAATACTGGCACAAGAACGACCGGATCAAGGTTGCCCGCTTCTTTGGCAAGGTGCCTAGGCGCGTGATGCCGTCAGAGGCGGAAGTCGAGGACGACGAGCAAAAGGCCAGCGACGACATGATTGATGTCGTGGTGGTCATGGCTGGTGGCGTTGTCGTCAAGGTCGATGAAAGCCCGTATGGTGGAAAGAACCCCACGCACCGCTGCGTCTATGAGGCGGTGGAGCATGAGATTTGGGGTGTGGGCGTGGGTGAGAACAACGCGCCCCATCAGAAGGTAACGAACGCCGCCTTTCGCCTGTTCATGGAAGGAAAGGGGATGGCCCTGCTGGGGACGGCGACCGTTGACCGCTCCAAGTTCCTGCCCACTGAGGACTTCAAGAAGTTCCCGGGCAAGGTCTACCAGGCAAAGCCGGGCCTGACGCCCGACGAGCGCAAGGACGCCATCATCCACCACGTAGAGCCGGACATTACTGGTGGGTGGATCGACGTTATCCGCATGTCCGAGCAGTTCAGCGACGACGATACTGGCATCACGAAGTACACGCAGGGCGATGATGCGGGGCACCTGAACAAGACGGCTTCGGGCATCTCCATGATCATGTCGGCGTCCTCACTGCCGATCAAGGAGGTCATTCAGAACATTGACGAGATGTGGATCGAGCCCATCGTTGAATGCCTGATTGACTGGAACCTGAAGTATCTGGAGCCGGAGACGGTCCAGAAGATCCACGGCGACGAGGAAGCGCGGTTGTGGGCGCAGATCAAGGAGTTCGGCAAGTCGTCCTTTATGGACTGGCAGGCGACCGGCACCAGCTCCTTCATGCAAAAGGAAGTGCTGGCGAACAAGATTCGCGCCTTTGCTGAGTTTGCGTTGTCCAACCCAGTGACCGCCGAAAAGATCGACGTTACCGAGCTGCTGCAACAGACTTGGGATGTCATGGAGATTGGCCGCGAGAGCCCCATCCTGGCCGACGAGAGCAAAGTCAAGCTGCCGCCTCAGGTCGAGCAGAAGATGCAGATGATGGGCGAGCAGATCAAGGCGATGGGGGAGGCGCTGCAAAACGCCGCCAAGCAAGTCGATGCGATGGAAGCCGACCGGGACGAGCGCATGAAGAAGCTAGAGGTGGACGCCTATACGCGCATCACCGAGCGCTTGAAGGCTGTCCTTCCCATGCTCATGCCCGCCGAGGCAAACGCTATCGCACAGTCAACGGTCCAACAGGCGTTGCAGCAGGCCGATCCTGTACCCGATACGCCGCCAGAGGCGCGACAGATGCAGATGCAGCCTACAGAACAGCCGCCTACGGGCGGTTTTTCTTTGGATGAAGCATGACCCCGGAACAGCGGATTGAGGACATCGACCAGGCTCTAGCCGCCTTGCGCGGTGCCTGGCCGTTCATCGCCTCCGAGCTTCACACCCGGATTACAGAACTGACAGGCCAGCTTGTCAACGAGAACAACGAGCAGACGCGGGGCCGCATCAAGGCCCTGTTGGACCTCATGGAATTGCCGATAACGCTCCAACAGGAGCGGGACGGCATAAGCGCCGGACTATCCGACCTGGACCCGGCTTAGTGTGACTAAGGACTATCGGGATAACCGACCCTTGAGGAGTTGAGTCAGTGGACGAAGCGGAATATCAGAAGGAATACGCAAAGGCAGCGGCGGAACTTGAAGCGGCGGCGCAAGCCACTACCGCACGCGGCGCTGATGGGAAGTTCACCAAAGCCGAGGAGCCTGCAAAGGAGCCAGAAGCTGCGAAAGAGCCCGTCAAGGAGCCGCAACAGGAGCCCGTCAAGGAAGAAAAGCCGGACGAACTTGCCGAACTGAAGGCGCGTCTTGAGAAGACCGAGAAGATGGCCCGGGACAACCAGGCTTACGCGACTCGGATGGCTCAGGAAGCCGCCCAACTGAGGCGAGAACGAGAGGCGCGAGAGCGTGAGGCGCAGAAGCCAGCTATTTTGGATGCGAATCCGGAATTGGCCGACGCGATCCG